GTATCGTTGGCAGATTCACCCTTTCAATCGGGAAACAGTCCAGATCAGTCGGGGGCTAGTTGAGAATGGCCAAGCTCAAGGGCAAAACGAAACCCAGACTTGAAACCCCAAAGATCAAGGGCACATCCAAGGGCAAAGAGTTCGCTGAGTGGGTAGCCAAATACTCAGATCCGTTGCTGCCGTGGCAAAAGTATGTGAGCGAGCGCATGATGGTGCTCGACCGCAAAGGCGACTACAAAATCACGACACAGGGCATCCTCATCAGCCGTCAGCAGGGAAAGACTCACCTAGCGCGTATGCGTATCCTCTATGAGCTGTTTGCTGAGCCACGCAAGAGCCGGGTAATCGGCCTCTCGTCTAATCGCAACATGGCAATCGATACCTTTCGTCAGGTAGTCGATGTAATTGAAGCCAATCCAGAACTGATGGCTATGGTGAAGCAAATACGCTATGCGAACGGCCAAGAGTCGGTTACCTTGCTCGATGGCAGCATGTATGAGATCGCAGCCGCTACTCGCGATGGCGTGCGTGGTAAGACTGCCCATCTCGTATTCGTAGATGAGCTTCGGGAGATCAGCCGCGAAGCATGGGCCGCTATTAGGCCAACTACGACCGCGACCAATGGCGTGCTACTCACTTGCTCGAATGCCGGTGATGCGTTTAGTGAAGTCTTGAACACCCTACGCGAAACTGCACTCAGTTACCCACCCAAGAGCCTTGGCTGGTGGGAGTATTCGGCTGAGCCATTCTGCAAGCTCACCGATGTGGAGCAGATCCTTCAGGCTAACCCGGCGATTGGCTACACGACCAACCTTGAGACGATTCAGGAATATATCAAGACCGCCAAGCCCGAGGATGCCAGAACCGAGCATCTGTGCCTATGGGTCGATGCTATTTCGAGTCCATGGCCTTACCGAGCCTTTGAGGATCTGACTGTGCAAGACCTACAACTCAACCCCGGCCCTACCACAGTCTTTGGCATTGATATTGCTGTGACCAAGAAGAAAGCCAGCCTTGTGGCTGCCCAATTGATGCCTGATGGCAAGATCGGCGTGGGCATCATGCACCAATGGGAATCTGATGTGGCTATTGACGAGCTGAAGATGGCTGCCGATATCAAGGGCTGGTGGGATAAGTACCGACCCCAAATGCTGTGTTACGATAAGTATGCGACCGCCAGTATCGCCTCTCGATTGGCACAGTCTGGTTGTAAGGTCGTGGATATGTCTGGGCAGATCTTCTACACAGCCTGTGGAGACTTGCTTGAGGCAATCGTAAACAATCGAATAACGCACTCTGGCCAGAGCGAGCTAGTCGCTAGCATGAATAACTGTGGAGCAAAGTTATCTGATAGTGCTTGGCGAATCGTGAGAAGAAAATCCGCGGGGGATGTTTCAGCCGCGATTGCTCTGGCCATGGTGGTGCATCAGCTAGTGAAGCCGGTGTTGAAACCAGCCATTTTTGCGTAAATTGTCCGATATGTGTGGTATCCTATAACCTATGGCATTTTGGGATAAGTTCCTCATTCAAGCACCCAAACTATCTTCTGAGGTTAAAGCCCAACATGCCCCTATCGTCATGGGAGACGATTTTGGATATTTCAACACTCAACTCATTACTAAAGTCAGTCGAGATGTTGCAATCCAGCTCCCGGCGATTGTCCGATCCAGAAATCTCATCGCTGGCACGATTGCAAGCATTCCAATCCATCTTTATCGCAAGTCCAACGATGAACGGCTCGCATCACCAAAGTGGCTTGAACAACCTTCAATTCACCAGCCGCGAGCAGTCACGATAGCGTATTTGGTAGACAGTTTACTATTTTTTGGGGTCGGGTATTTACAGGTTACTGAATTATATTCCGATGACGGCAGACCAGCGCGATTTAATTGGATTTCACCAACTAAAGTTACACAGCAAGTTTCTCCTGATGGCGATTTCGTCACGCAGTATTATGTAGATGGCAAGCCTGTGCCAATGGAAGGCCTTGGCTCACTTATCACATTCCAAGCATTAAGCGAAGGTATCCTCAACACCGGCGCAACGATTATCAAGCAAGCATACGAATTACAAAACGCAGCGCATCGAGCTGCAGTCGCTCCGATTCCTTCCGGCGTGTTAAAGAATAACGGCGCGGATCTTGGCGAGGCCGAAGTTTCAGCATTGCTGAGCCAATGGAAAGCAGCACGCAACAAGGGAGCAACCGCTTACCTAACTAGCACACTTGAATACATGCCTACATCCTTCTCGCCGAAGGACATGGGTTATGCCGACTTGATTACTCAGGTCACCACGCAGATCGCCCGGCTCTGCAACATTCCGGCGTATTACTTATCCGCTGATGAGAATAACAGCATGACTTATGCGAATGTTCAAGATGAACGCAAGCAACTCATCTCGCTTGCCCTGCAGCCTTACATTACGGCGATCGAATCGCGCCTCAGCATGGACGATATTACAAATACCCAGAATTATGTGCGTTTCGCTATTGACGACACATTCCTGCGAGCAGACACGCTCACACGCCTCACCGCAATCGAAAAGATGATTTCTCTGGGCCTTATCACAGTCGAACAGGCACAGGAAATGGAAGATCTCTCACCGAACGGAACTGTATGAAGATAACACTCCAAGCAAGCGAGATTCAGGCCGATGAAGGCCGCCGAATCATCTCCGGCAAGATTCTCCCATTCGATAACGAAATCGGACACACCAATGTCGGCAAGGTCAAGTTTCGTGCTGGCTCTGTTCAATGGGATGACCCAAAGAAGGTTAAGTTTCTCCTAGAGCATGACGGCCGCAAGCCACTTGGTCGCGCTCAGGCAATCACCGCTGACGAAGGTGCGCTTTATGCGACTTTCAAGGTTTCTGCAACCACACGCGGCAATGATGCACTTATCGAAGCCAGCGAGGAACTTCGCTCCGGTCTTTCGGTCGGTGTCGAGGTTTTGGACAGCAAGCAAGTTGGATCTGTCCTTGAAGTTTTGAGCGCACGGCTCGAAGAAGTTTCTCTGGTATCAAACCCGGCTTTCAAGTCGGCCGAAGTGCTAGAGGTAGCAGCTTCCGAATCCCCGGAAACTGAAGAACCAACCAACAACGAAAGCGAGGCTCCTGTGGAGAACACCCCAGAAGTCGTAGCACCTGAGGCAGAAGTTACTCCTGCAGTTGAAGCCTCTCGTCCTACAATCACCGCCGCTGTTGCATACGCAAAGCCACGCATCGAGGTCACAGCCGGTGCATACCTTGAGAACACAGTTCGTGCTTCCATGGGTGACGATTCAGCTCGTCAATGGCTCGCAGCAGCAGCAGACACAACCGACAACGCAGGTCTGATCCCAACCCGTCAGCTCAGCGAAGTCATCAATCCTCTTTCTAACGCAGATCGTCCATTTATTGATGCGATCAGCCGCGGCACACTTCCTGATGCTGGAATGTCTTTCGAGATTCCAAAAATTACTCAGGTTCCAACTGTTGCAGAAACAGCAGAAGGCGCAGCACCATCCGAGACTGATCAAAATGTCTCGTTCTTGACTGTAAATGTAAAACGCTATTCCGGCCAACAGACCTTCAGCCTAGAGTTGCTGGATCGCAGCTCGCCGGCCTTCTTTGCGGAATTGAGCAGGCAGATGCAGTTTGCCTATGCAAAGGCAACCAACGCAGCAGTAAGCACCGCTGTTGTTGCCGGAGCAACCGATGGTGGAAACCGCACCATGTCGGCTGCAAACCTTCTCGACTTCGTTAGCGATGCCGCTGTGTCGGTCTATACCAACACACTCGGATTCGCAACCAATGTTGTCGTAAGCCCGGAGCAATGGGGCGCAATCATGGGCCTTGTTGATGGATCAAACCGCCCGGTTTATGTCCAGACAATCAACCCACAGAACGCATCCGCTAACCTCACCCCAACAGGTGTACGCGGCAATGTTCACGGCCTCAACCTCTATGTTTCCCGATCACTCTCGGGCACAGGAGATGGCACGATCGTTGTAGTTAATCCAGAGTCATACACATGGTATGAGTCCGGAACCTTCCGTCTTGAGTCCAACTTGATTTCAACTTCCCAGATCAATGTTGCCCTCTACGGCTATGGTGCGATCGCAACCAAGGTCGGCGCAGGCGCATACAAGTGGATGGTTGCATAACCAGTCCAGTAATCGTGGGGGCTGACGGCTCGCCAGCCCCCACACCCAAAGAAAGGAGTGACCAATGGCAGCGACTTATGTAACAGTTGCAGAACTACGCACTAACCTTGGCATTGGCACTCTCTACAGCGACAGCGTGGTTGAAGAAGTTTGCCAATCCGCTGAGGACATCATCAAGGCAAAGTTGTGGTTTAACAAATACAACATCATTGCCCACGAAAACACCGGCACAACCGGAACCCTTTATTTCGACAAACTAACTGATTTTTATGTAGGCCAGACTATTCATGTAGAAAACGCTGGCTCACATTACAACGGCAACAAGACCATCACCGAGGTTGGCGATTATTACATCAAAGTGACGACCAGCCACCTTGCAGACTCACCAAAGCACAATGTTATTCCTTACGGCCAAGCATATGCCGAGACATATGTGGATTATGTTGATATTCCAGCGGTTCGAGAAGCAGCCATGATGATTGCTGTGGATATTTGGCAGGCCAGACAAATGAGTTCAACAGGAGGAATCAGCCCCGACTACCAGCCATCGCCATATCGACTTGGAAATACTTTGCTGGCAAGAGTACGCGGAATGCTGGCAGACTACTTGGATCCCGGTGGACTCGTAGGATGAGCGCGATTACTACCCTACGAGGAACGCTGGCGAGTGCGCTCACCAGCGCATCGGTGTGGTCTGTGTTCTCCTTTCCACCGGCCACACCGATTGCCAACAGTTGTGTGATTAGCCCGGATGATCCTTACATCACGCCAAGCAACGACCACTACACCACAGTTGCACCTATGGCCCATTTCAAGATTACCCTCATCAAGCCGCTGTTCGATAACCAAGGCAACTTGAACGGCATGGAAGATTACATTCTGGAGCTTTACACAAAGCTCGCCGCATCTTCGGTAAAATACACCATTGGCGAAGTTTCATCACCGGCAGTTATGAACGCCTCATCCGGCGACTTTCTGGCGTGTGATGTGCGAGTCTCGATCCTATCGAGTTGGAGTTAATGATGGATAAGCGAACTAGATTTCTGGTCAAGATTGGCCAGATCGAAAAACCACAACCCGTAAGCAAGCCTAAGAAGAAAGAAGAATCAAATGGCGATCACGCTGAATAATAAAGTCGGGGTGAAGATCGATACTGTGGATTTCAGCGATCTCGTCACCGCCGCAACCCTCAACATGGCATTTGAGGAGCTAGAAGTAACCGCGATGGGCGATACCGCAAGGGCTTATGTTAAGGGCCTTGAGACTGCAACCCTTACCCTTTCATTCCTCAATGACCAAGCAACTGACGAAATCCTTGATGAGTTGCTCTCCAACTACGGCGCGACTGTTGGCGTGAAATTGATTCAGGATTCCACGGCTGCTGTTGCCGATGGCAACAAGCTCTACACCTTCGACATCTTGGTGAACAACCTCACCCCAATCAACGGCGCAACCGGCGACATCAGCACACAGGATGTAACATTCACTGTGAACAGTGCTGTAACAGTTGCAGACACAGGTACTTGGTAGGAGATTCACATGGCGAGCCTCAAGATTACACAGACAGACGGCACTACAACTGAATGCAAGATCACCCCGGCCATAGAGTTCGCTTTCGAGCAACATCACAAGATCGGCTTCCACAAAGCCTTTCGTGAGCGTGAGCAACAGAGCGATCTCTACTGGCTGGCTTGGGAAGGCCTACGGCGCAATGGAGTCACAGTCAAGCCCTTTGGTGTGGACTTCGTAGCCACACTTGAGAGCGTGGAAGTAGTCGAGGACAGCGACCCAAAATAGATAAGGATTCCGTAACCTATCTGATAGCCCAACTACAGATAGAGACAGGAATCCCGGCAAGCGAGTGGCTGGCCATGGATGAGCGCATCTTCCGGGCGACTCTCGCGTACTTGAAAGAGAAGGCGAGGTCAGCGCAAAATGCCAGTCGCGGTAAAAGGCGTCGTTGAACTTCGCAAAGCTCTAAGAAAGTTTGACCCGGATTTGTATAAGTCTCTGAACAGAGAAGTTACGCCAGTCATGAAGGATTTGACTAACAAATCCAAATCTCGGGTTCCCAATACTTTCTTGTCCGGTGCTATGGATGATGGCCGCGAGCGCGTAAGCCGCACCAGTCGAGCAAGAGCATTTCCCACCTACAATGCCACAGTCATTCGCAAAGGATTGACTTACTCTATCGGAAAGCAAAAGCGAAATAAAAGTGGCTGGTCAAGCCTGTTCACCTTGTTGAATAAATCTGCCATTGGATCGATTGTAGAAACAGCCGGAAGAAAACACCCATACGGCGATCCTCAAAGTCAATCCAATAACCCCGATGCTGGCCGTCAATTTATCCAAGAATTACAGCAAAGTTATGGCAGCCTCAAGCAAGTGGGCAAAGGTGCAAAACAAAGGGGGCGTTTGATCTTTGCAACTGTAGAAGAAAATCAAGGCAAAGCCGTAGATGCAATCATGATTGCTTTAGACAAGGCAAAGAAACAATTTGAAAAGAGCACCCTATGAGTAACATCTTTGTAAATCTGATTTCTGAGTTCAATGCAAAAGGTTTCAAGGATGCTCAAAAGCAGACCAGCGCACTGGATAAAAGCCTCAAACGCCTTGCAGTCACTTTGGGTACTGCCCTTAGCGCACGCAGAATTGCTCAATTCGGTAAAGCATCAGTTTTAGCAGCTTCCAACCTTGAAGAAGCCATGTCCAAGGTTAATGTGGTATTTGCAAGAGGCGCGGCCGAAGTTGAAGCGTTCGGGCGATCTTCAGCAGCCAGCCTTGGCATTTCATCTTCAGCAGCCCTTGAAGCAGCCGGAACATACGGCAACCTTCTCCAAGCCTTTGGTATCGGACAACGCCAAGCACAAGGCATGTCCATGGCTTTGGTCAAGCTCGCAGCAGATATGGCTTCTTTCAATAACACTTCCATTGACCAAGCCATTACAGCCCTTCGATCAGGTTTATCCGGCGAAACTGAGCCTCTCAAGCGATATGGCGTGGCTCTCCAAGATGTACGACTTCGCACCGAAGCATTACGCATGGGGCTTATTCGTAACACCCGAGAAGCCCTTACTCCGGCAGTAAAGGCGCAAGCCGCTTATGCCCTGATTATGAAGGACACCGCACTTGCCCAAGGAGACTTTGAGCGTACTGCTGGTGGGGTGGCTAATAGCCTTAAAATTATTGCTGCATCAGCAGATAACGCTCAAGCCATTATTGGTGAAAAGTTAATCCGCTCCATGGATTTGTTGGTTGATCGTGAAGAAGGAGTTTCTAAAGTAGCGGTTGCGTTTGAGTCGATGGCCACAAATATCGGTAACGCCGCTGTGGGATTGGCTACAATCGGCAGGGTTGTTACCACCCTTGGAGGATTACTGCCGGGTAGTGGTGCATCCATTCTTGATTTTAAGGCCAACATTCCGGGCCTTATTGGTTTCCAGCAATTAGTTAAACTGGGTCAGAAAGATACAGCGCAACAAGCGGCAAAGAAGGCGGCCATTGATCGTGCCAATGCCAAGGAACAAGGAATGCTGGCATCTCGAAATCTTGGAACCCAACGCAAAACGACTAAAGAATTAAGCACCCAAGTAAAACTAAAGAAAGAATCTAACAAGCTCGACAAGGCAAGCCAGACTTTTGATGATGAACTGATTAGCCTTGAGGCAGCCCTCAAGAATGCTGAACTGTCTGAAAATGAAGTGCTACGCCTCAAGCTCAAGAAAGCCTTGGTACTTGAAAATGCAGACCAAGCGGAAAAGCTAGCCAAAAAGCTACAAGAATCTCAAGCAGAACTTCTCAAACTGGCAGCCTTCAAGCCAGAGGATCCTTTCGCCGATTGGCTTACTAGCCTTGATGAACTTAACAAGCGCATTGCCGCCTTGAGTGGGGTTACGGCTCCAACCATGGCGCAAGGTGAAGTGGCCCGTCAGGTCATATCCTTGGGCGAATCAACCGGTAATACTGAGATCCTTGATACCGGTGTGAAGTTGCTCAGCCAATGGCTTACCGCTGGTGAAGATGCAGCCCTAAAAGCAGTTTTGGAATCTGAGCGTGCTGGTATCGAGGCAGACATTTCAGGTGCAAAGGCGCAACAAATGGCCACCAATATCAATATCAATGTGACTGGAACCGGTGACCTGTCTGACGAAACCAAGAAGAAGATTGTGGATACCATCATCGACTATTCCAGCATTGGTTACAGCACTAGCGGTTGGTATCGCACCACCGGGAATGTCGCAGTATGACCTACCCCATCAATCTCACAGTTAGCTTTGACTTCTCATCAGGGCCTAACTTCGACCCACCATTCCAGCTTGGCATTAGCCAGTTGGGTATCGGTGTTTTGGGTGCTGGTGGTACTGCATCTCAGGTTGTAGATCTCACGGCAAGCACAACAGCCATCAACATCAGGCGTGGTCGTGACTTAACCCAAGACCGATTCAACCCCGGGCTATGCAGTATCCGTGTGCTAGACCCTAACGGCGACTGGAACCCACAGAACCCTGCAAGCCCCTATTTCGGGCTGCTACAGCCTCTTAGGAAACTCGTAATCGTTGGCGAGTATCTCGGGGTGGACTACCCACTATTCGCCGGTTATACGACCGCCTATAACTACACCTATCCCAAAAACGAGGACATAGGCTTTATCGATATTCAAGCCACCGATGCCTTCACCTTGTTCAACAAGTCAGCCATTGAGTCTGTTACGGGTAGTACCGCCGGTGATACCACAGGGGATCGAATTGATCAGATCCTTGACGAGATTGGATTCCCGGGCAGCCAAAGGCAGATAGACATTGGCGATGTAACTGTCCAAGATGACCCCGGCACGCTTCGCTCAGTCCTTCAGGCCTTGCAAGATGTGGAATTCACAGAGTTTGGGGCTGTGTATATCTCAGCCGATGGCAAGGTAATCTTCCGTGAGCGCACCGATGCTATAGACACCTTAGGCGTGCCGCCTACAGTCTTTGACCAGTCCACCGGCATTTCGTATAAGGATCTCAAGTTTGCCTTTGACGACAAGCTCATCTTCAATGTGGCCAACTTCCAGCGAGTCGGTGGCACGATGCAGACAGTTGCCGACCAAGACAGCATAGACACCTACTTCCCACATGCCATCACCCGGCAAAACCTTCTCCATGAGACGGATGCCGATACTCTGGACTTGGCCAAGGCTTATGTGGCAAGCCGTAAGTCCACAGACATCCGCATTGACTCCATGACCCTAGACCTGACCACGCCTAACTATCAGGCTGGTATCGAGGCTGCCTTGGGGCTGGACTTCTTCGATACTGTGGAAGTCAATAACACGCAACCGGGTGGCTCAACCCTCACCAAGACCTTGCAGATATTCGGGGTTAATCACCAGATCACCCCGCGCAACTGGAATACTACTTTTACCACCGGCGACCCACTCATCACCGGGTTCATTCTGGGGAATGCCCAGTTTGGTATACTAGGCGTAAGCACACTATAGGAGATCGAAATGCCCACAGGTTACCCATTCAGCACCGGCGATGTGCTTCCAGCAGCCACAGTCAATGAGCTGGTTCAGTTCTCCGTCACCACACAGTCCGGCACGACCTACACAGTAGATGCTGACGACCAATATCAGGTACTCATCCTGACCAGCAACGCTGCCGCTAAGACTGTTTCCATCCCTACGGATGCAACCCTTGATTACCCAATCGGAACCACCATCACCTTTATCAACACCGGGGCTGGCGATTTGACGATCGATGCCGTGACTCCGGGAACTACCACTATCAACTCAGCCGGTGCTACCAGCACCGCGCCAGTAGTCGCTCAATGGAAATCCTGTGCAGCTGT